ACACCGCGCTCCCTGTCATCGTCACTGACAGTAAGCCACGGATTCTTGTAGGGCTCTACGATTCGCAGAGGCACCTGTTTCGACATCACCACCGTCGTGAAGAAGCTCTCCACGCCGAGGTTCTTAAGGGCTCCCTTCACGGGAACCGCAGTGACCTTCATCATCGCCTCTTCATCGAGGACGGTGAACGCATGAGCCAGGAAGATGTACTGCTTCGGGCTGTTCGCCACGTAGACCTGCATCAGCTCCTGGAAGTAGGTGAAGTAGTCACCCCACGCCTTCTGCGAGTTCGCAGCCTTCTTGATGATGTTGGTCTCGTACATCGTCATCAGGAAGTCGAGGGTGTCGATCACCACGGTGTGGACCGCAGCGGTCTTGTCGGCATACTGGATGCCTTCGTAGACCTGATACGGATCGGTGATGTTGTACACCTGCAGCTTCCCCGGCTTGAACGGGAGACGCTTGTTCTCGCAGTTGAGGTAGATGACACCCTCGGGCTCACGCAGATGCTGGAGACTGAGGGACTTGCCGGAGGCTGACAAGCCTTCGATCAGGATGAGCTGTTCGGACATTACTGTTCTCGGGCCTTGCGGGCCATAGTGGTGAAGACGGTGCGACGCAGTTCGTCGATCGTCAGGGGTGTGGACAGCTTCGCATTGAAGTCACGGACAATGGCTTCTGCTTCGACGTAGGGCTTGCCCTTCGACATCAGCATCGTGCCATAGCGGAACAGCAGGTTGTTTCGACCACCGCCCTCAGCAATCTGGTTGGCAAACCAACGCTCGACTGCAGGCAGGTTGGTCAGGTTCTCCATGCTGGCCATGTACGTCAGGTTGCGACCTGTGCGAGGAATGAACGGCAGGACATCCAGCAGCTCACCGTCGTTGACGTACACCCGTCCGTTGAAGCTCTCCCACTTACGGGATCGCTGCCACGTGGCTTCATCCATGTCGAACGGCACCCACTTCGCCAGATTGGACATGAACTGGGTGTAGTCTTTCGCATCCAGCTTGAGATGATGACTCATTGGTAGGATGACGCGGAAACGATGATTGGTCTCATCGTCATGCCGCTTGGTCGTGTAGATGTGGTAGGCGTACGGAGCCAGAAGCTCGATGGCTTCCGACAGCTGCATGCCCTTGTCCACGTCAAGCACCACGAGACTGAAGCCAGACTTGCAGTTTTCTTCGGTGCGATGGCCTTCGCCGTCGTCACCTGCAATGAGGTGGTGGTTGATCCAGTGCAGGCCATTCGTCCCGGTGAGCCTGCCCAGCTGACTCCACGGAGCGAACTCGTTGCGATAGTTGTAGGCAACGTGCGTGGACCAGGCGATGGGCAGCTTCTCCATGTCGACAGGCTTGAGCGTTTCGCCACGGAAGAACTCGATGCCATCCACCACCGTCTTGCGGATGATGATGTTGTTGCGATAGCCCCAGGCCGAAGCCATTTGGATCATCTCGTTCCGGGAGGTGTTGCCACCCTTGTAGAACGGCAGCTCGTCCATCAGGTCCGCATGGGTCATTTCGGTCGGGCACTGCGCCAGGAACTTCGCCAGACGCATGTACGGACGCTCACGCTGGAACAGGCGGGCAAAGGCAGCACCGCTCTCTTCGACCAGCGTAATGGCCTGATGGATATGCTCGATCTCAACCCGATTGGACAGATCGAGAGCTGCATAAACGCCGGCCAACTTGAGACACTTGAAGTAACGGTGATTGAGTTCCGTCTTCGCCAGCTCCTCGTGGTCACCCATCTCCGAAGCACGGGTCTCGCACCACAGCCGGTAACGCAGCAGCTCGACGCTGGTGCTGCGAGGAACGTCGATGACGCTGTTGGCATACTCCGCTGCACACAGCTCATCCAGGCGCTCTTTCCAGGGGTTCAGCGTGCCGTCACCGGCCGCCGTCACCATCAGATCGAACAGTTCCTCCGCCGACATGTTGTCGTGAGGCTTCGTCGGATGCCCCCAGGCGAACAGACAGCGGCGAGCATATCCAGCCTCCAGGAACTGGAAGAAATTATCTTCAGTTGAGCTTCCGTCAAGCAGCTTGCTAGGAGTGCCGAATAGAAGGAGATTCGCTGGGCTTGAGCCGGTGAGCATCGTGCCGCGATTTTGCTCGCTAGTGTTCTTGATGAGCTTGTCTTTCGCGTAGCCAAGATCGTACAGCTCCAGGAAGAGGTTAAGCAGCTCCGTCGACTGAATCAGATTGGATCCGATTTCATCGACCTGAAGATTGATGGCTCCGCAGCCCATCATGAGGATCTTCTGGCGCAGCTGCTTGGTGGCTGGCACCGTGCCCGAGTCAAAGCTGAACAGGTAGTCACCCGATCGAGCATGCTCGTCCCGGAGCTGATCCTTGATCACGCCAAGGTCTTGCTCCGTCGTTGCACTCATGGCTTTCTTGGTGGCCAGTTCGTGGATGGTTTCTTCAGCCACGAGCGGCATGATCTCGCCGCAGAACTTCTCCGCAAAGTTGCCGAGCAGGTTGTACTCGAGCGTGTTGACGGAATAGCCCTTGCCAGCGCCTGACGGGGCCAGGGCGATGACGTAGGTGTTGATCGGGATGACACCACGATCACGAGTCCGAACGCTGATACGGAGACTGCTGACGCATTTGGTGAGGAAGTACACCGTCATGATGCGGAAGAACGGTGTGTCCGTGTTCTGCGTCTTCGTCACCAGGAAGTTGGAAATCTCCTCCAACGCAGGATGGTGTTGGCTTACGTATTCCATGTGGCTCGCTGCTGGCAGATTGATGAAGCGGCGCAGTAGTCGCAGGCTCTTGGTTCACCCTTGCGAGTGTCGATGCGACCAACATTGCCTTGTTGAATCATGAACGTCTGAGCTTCGGTGAGCGTGTCGAACACTCGTGTGGCTCTGCCGGTCGGACTCGCTTGGGGGTTCTTATAGTACGCGAATCTTGGTGGATCAAGCCACAACTCTTCGTCAGTGCAGAAGGGCAACTCAGCGTCATCCACTGACATTAGAGCCTTCAGCTGACCAATGCGTTCTTCAAGCCGAGCTTTACATTGCTCCGGTGTTCCCACAGGCACCATCATCGTCGGGCACGGAGTCTGTGGGTATTTCGGATCCTTGGCTCGAGCCTTGCTCCAGTCTTTCAAGATGAATTGAATAGTGGCGACGTTGTCCGAGATGTAGTCTCGAGCCAGGTAACGATAGGTCGTCAGCTGCCACATGTAGTCTGCTGGCGTTTTCTTTTGGTACAGGAACACCGAAGTGCTCTTGTAGTCGAATAGCCGGCCGTTGATGATGAGATCCGGTGCGCCTGACAGCACATGGCCCATGAACTGCTCGTCATACCGCTTCTGGATGTAGACGGGAGTCTTCTGTGGATCCGGAATGACCGGATTCACTTCATACTCGAACAGCGGGTTGAAACCAGCGAGGCGCACATACTCCATGAGCTTCTCGCTTTTCCACGCAGCATCAATTGCATCGTTCACTGCATTGCCCAGGCGTGCAGCGATCAGCTTCGACAAGTCGATGTCCTGGCTGGCACGACGGCTCAGCACTACCTGACGATTGCTGCGAGCGAGTTCGCTGCCACTGATGTACGTTGGATCACGGTCGTACATCTCCCGCGCCAGCCAGACGGCAATGGACAACGGGATGTTCCGTTCGTTTGTGTAGGCCATGTGTACTACTTCTTGATGCGGTTGAGGATGTCACCGATCTGGCCGTAAGTTGCGCCATTCGGGATCTTGAGTTCTGAAGACCAGTCAGGATCATAGACAATGAGTTCGCCACCGAGCTTCAGCACAGGGTGCTGCAATTCTGGCAGACCATCCCACTCCATCTCGGGGATGAGGTTGTCGTTCACCCACTTGACCAGGCGAACGTCACGCTTCACCCAGTAGTACTGGGCGTCGTGGATCTGGGCAGCCGGCCGGACATCGTTCCAAAGCTTGGCTTCGATGACTCGGTCCATGAACGCATGAGCCGCTCTCGAGTTGAGGAGTCCATAGGACTGTCCAAAGGCATTTCCAACTGAGCGTTCTTCGGCGGATGCCTCGGAGAGTTTCTTGTGTCCTCGAAGAGAGGCGTGGAGCACAGGTGTTCTGAGACGTAGTCCGAACGCAAGCGTTGCGAATCCATCTCGAGCTGTTTGATCCAATCGAGCTGCATTCCACTCGTCGCTGACTTTGTAGAGTTCATGGAAGTTTTCCTCGATCTTGCGGGCTTCAGCTTCCGTGAAGCCGCAATTGGTCATCAGCGTGAGATAAGTGCCGAAGTACGTGAGAGCAAACGTGGGAGCCTTGCTCAAGCTACGTAGCTTCTTGTACTTCTCAGCAATGGAGTTGATGGATTCGACGGTGTCAACGATGTCGGGCATCTGATCATGAAAGTAGCTGAACGCCCTCAGTGAGTGACCGTCGAATCCATCGAGGTAAACTTTCAATCGATTCGGGTCTCGAGTCAAGAGTGTGATGACCTTGTCTTCAAGAGCGTTAAAGTCAGCGCCAACGAAGAGCCAACCCTTCGGAGCTTTCACCATCTGCTTGACATAGATGGCGAATGCGTTTCCGCCCGATGGCAAGTTCTGTTGGTTGGGGCTGTCGCTGCTTAGCCTGCCACTCTGGGTGCCGCCAATGTTGTAGAACCCATACAGACAATGGTATCCGTCCACCGCTGGTGCGTTCACGAAGTGAGGCACGAAGCTGCTGAGCAACTTCTCGACCTGAGACAGTTCCACGAGCCATGTCAGAAACTCCTTCGACTCCTCCGAGTGGTTGCACAGGGCTTTCAACGTATCGCCGTCAGTGGACGGCTGACCGGTTTTCGTGGTGGCCAGGATGGGTAACCCCACCACCTCGAACAGAAGCGCCTGGAGCTGTGGTGCGCTGTTTGGATTGAAGATCTCAGTGCAGTCTGCCGGCGTCACTCGCTTCTTCTTGAGCTTAGCGTTGCGCTTCTCCGCCCATCTTTCACGATGAAGCGTCATGTACCGGCTTACGTAGTCATGATTGCCAATGAGTTCCATCAACTCGTCGGCTCGATCAGACAGGATTTTGGCATTCTTTTCAGCCACCTTCTGATCGATGGGTAGCCCAGTGAGCTGCATCCAGACGATCTCACGCAGGTAGCTGTTCAGGCGATCGTAGACGTGCTGCAGCTCACCGATTTCAACGGAGTACTTGTTCCATACCCAGAAGGTAGCGGCACAGTCCTTGCCGTTGTATTCGATGACATCATCGAGCGGCGCTCGCCAGGGCTCGTCAATGCCGTAGTCGCCATACTCGAGACTGGTGAGTGGCTTCAGGCCCAGTTCGTTGCCTGCGCACGTGTTGGTACACACGTAGGTGAGGATCATGCTGCAGTCGGTCTTGCTCTGCAGGCAATTGAGTCCACGCCACAGCCCTTCAGTATCGGAGAGCTTCTTCATCCACACCTTGTGGATGAGCTGCGTCATGTCGAACGCAGCCTTATGCATCGTGATACGGCCCTTGTAGCTCTCGAGGAACTCACGAATGTAGGGCTTGACTACGTGCCATTCGAAGACAATGGCTTCACTGTCGGAAAGACCGAAGCCAATAGTACGAATCTCACTCTCATGGTGCTTGAGACCGGTGGTCTCAAGATCCAGAGTTATGCGAGGAAGCGCATGAAGCCGCTGCTCCCAGTTGTCCCACTCATGGCCAACATGGATGGTAACTTCTTTGTTACTACCGGGTTCGACGTACTTGCCGGCAATGTGCGCTTCGAGAGCTTCAATCGATGCCTGGGCTTCGTTCCGTACACGCTCATCCAGCGTGATGTCCTTGAATGGCGGAACGTAGCAGACGTGGTAGTTGCCGTACTTGGACGGATAGACGTAGCCCTTGGTGTTGACCACACGAGTCCGCCCAGTGAGCTTCTTGAACAGGGCCGCATCCTGAATGGCTAGGTGCGTGATTTCCCCATTGCCAAGGATCAGCTCGTTGAACCAGTCGTCCGGAATCTTCTTGCCCAAAGGCAATGAGATTTTCTGGCCGACCAGTGCTGGGCAGCTGCGAGGGCAGATGTAACCGATTTTCATCAGTTGAGCGTGGTGTCGGGGGCAGGCATGTGGTCGAGCAGGGTTTTGCCGAGTACTCGAATGCCGGCCGGAGAGACGTTGCAGGTGATGACGAGGAAATGGGTGTCTCGAGCCACAGCCAGGAGAGCTGAACCGAACCCATGCTTCTGCAACAGCTGCTGCAGATCCTGTGTCAGGGCATCGTCAGGTGAGATCTGGTGCATGGTTAGCTCACTAGGTAGAGTTGGTTGCGTGCTCGAGAACAAGCCACGTACAGCAGTCTACGCCGTTCGTTGGGGTTCTTGCACGAATAGAGGCTGGGAAGGTCCACGAACACCGTATCGAAGGTGCTGCCCTGTGACTTGTGGATCGTGAGAGCCTCGGCATGGCGAAGGTCGATGTACTGTTCCTTGAGGTGGAAATACAACGGCCAGTTCTTGTCAGACTGAGCCTTAGCGATCTCAGCCTGCAATCGAGAGTTGTCTTTATATGTGGTCAACCAGCCCAAATCCGTTTCAACACGGATGAGGTGCGGCTGCTCAGGCACCTGTTCGATGGCCTGGATTTCCACGATGCTGTCGGTCGCAATCCACTCAGCCGTGCCGGCACTGATGACACGGAACGCTGAGTTCACGATGACGGAGTCGCCCACCATGAGAGTGGGTGGCTTCTTCATGGCATTGCGGATGACCTTCACCGCAAACGTCGTACGGGCATTGGTGTACGACAGCAGGATGCAGTTGTGCCAGTGCTCTTTTTCGACAAGCTGGGTGACGAGCACATGGGCTTCGGGTCCGGTGACCCGCATGATTGAAGGCGGTCGGCTGGTGATGGTGATGTTCGAGCCGTTGAATACGGCTGCACGAAGAGCTGTGGATAGCTCCGTGATGGCGGGTGTGTCCAGGCTGCGCATTACCTGGGTAAGGCTGACAGTCGGAATATCCGATCGGAAGACTGAGAAGTTGCCGCTGCTGACGGGAGGCAGCTGGGCATCATCTCCCACCCAGATGATCTTGCAGTTCTCGCACATTTCCTTGGCGATGGTGTAGAGCTGCTTGTCGACCATGGATGCTTCGTCTACGACGATCACTCGCTGGCTCAATTTGTTCACTCGAGGGTCTCGCTCGAGTGAAGTCTTGCCAGTCTTGAAGTCGTTGCGGACGGTGAGGTGGAGCAGATTGTGGATGGTCTGCGCTGCGCCTGTGAGCTGTCGCAGTACGCTGGCTGCCTTGTTGGTGGTGGCGCAGTAGGTGGCGGTATCCCCAAGGATGGAGTACAGCATGTAGGTCTTGCCCGTGCCGGCTTGACCCGTCAGGCAGAACTCTTGCTGGTCACTCTCCAGAAACGCTCGCAGCGCATCGGCTGCCATCATTTGATCTTGGTTTAGCACGGCGGATATTCATGTAGTAGACGGTGGAGAGCACCAGCACGATGCCCATGAGGGATGCGACGAAAACCTGGATGATCGTCATGAAGTGAGCGCCTCTTCGACGGCGTAGCTACGCCACTGTGCACGAATCTCGGGACCGAACAGCCGCTCACCACACTGGTGCTCATGCTCCTGGTCCATGTTTGCAGCGTCATTCCACTTGCCCTGGCGACAGAGCTGGAGGATGTCGGCCTTGGCGCTGATGGATCCAGCGCCACGAGCAATCTGCAGCCGGCACCTGCTGCGCTTACCTGCGCCGCGAGTGGACTTGTTGAAAGCATGCTTGCTGATGGTTCTGCGGTTGCCGCCCATCCGGGTGAGCATGTTGATGTCAGCCGGAGCAATACCGAGCGCAGACAGGGTAGCGGCGATGCGAGCAAGGGCTCTCATGAATTCGACTCCTTGATGGATTGAATCCACTCATCACGGACACGCTCGATGGCGTGTTCGCAGGTGGATTCAGTTACGGTGATAGGATCTGGCCACTCGATGACATCCAGATGGACATCCTTCGAGTTGTGTTCAAAGTAGCTCGGGACTCGAGCTAGGCTTCGGGGGCGACGAGTCCGGTCCACGGCTTCGGCTCCTTCTTGAGTTCGGCGCGACGGCGCTCGATCTCGAAACTGACGCCAGCGTAGAACGCCTGACGCAGCGCATGTTTGACGCTGCAGAGCTGAGCTGTTGCAGCTTCTTCTGCTGCCGCTTGCAGCTCTTCCTTGAATGGGTCGGTCATGTCAATCTCCGTTGGGCCATACGAGAACCCAGCCAAGGACGTAAACCACTGCAACAGCAGCGCCTACGAAAATCCCTGTCCAGATCCAGTCACTGACAGTACGTTTCTTCTTCTGCGGTGGCGGAATGATCATAATGGGCTCCTTCCGCATTTTCTCGGCATGCTGCCAAAGCTTGCGGTAGTGATCGACTTCAGTGCGGCTTTCACGCAACTTGACGGCCGCACATTCTGCCAGCTCCAGGGCTGCGTCGCGCTCCTTTTCCAGCTCGACAACCTTGGCATAGAGCGTACTGAGTTCACTGTCCATTTGGTTTGTCCAGAAGTTGGCGGTGGAGATTGCGTTCAGCTGTCAGTCGCCTCATGACTTCTTCGGCAGCCATGACCCCATAGGTGTCATTACGGTGATTTGCCCAGGCGTCGAGGAGCTGATCGGTGGTGAGTTCGGCAACTGGAATGACTGGGGTGTTATCAAGCCACGGTGAGACTGGCATTGCTGTTCCTCGAGCTGGCGTTGGTGCAACTCTTCTTCGTGGGCAAGAGCACAGAGCATCAGATCGAGGTCATCGTCTTCATGCCACTCCATGAACCATTCGCCCATGCGGCTCATTTTACTCTCCGAAGGTTTTCTTCGCCCACAAGTGAAAAGTGTGTGGGAACACTTCACCAACAATGTTGGCTACAGCGTCAGCGTACACCCGTATCTCGTCCTGGGCATTAGGGGCACACCGCAAAGTCATGAACCCCAACCAGTTGCGCAGGTTGGCTGAAGCTCGCATTCGAGAGTAGCGCCCTACGGGCAGCAGCACTCGAGCGAGTTCCTTGGGCACACCGTCTGCCAAGGCATCCTGGTAGTGCCGTTCGTCCTCGGCGTACACAGCCTTCAGCTTGCGTTGGAAAGCCTTGGCTCCAACCTCATCGAGTTCAGGAGCGCCTTTGACGGCACCGGCCTGCTTGTTGGCATCATTTTTCTTGAGCAGGCGTTCGATGGTGGGAACGTAGTTGAGGTCGGGTAACGGAGCGTAACGAGCACTCATCTCGTTGTACGACTGCGTACGGTGGCGATGCCATTCCCGGAAGACGAACATGGGAGCCTGCACTTCGATGACCATGCCAGCAAACTCGAACGGTGTGCTGTGGTCGTTGTTGTACAGGTACTTGAGCAGCTTCTCGTCCTGTTCCCAGCCACGGAAGCTGCCCTGCGTGCTCTGACGAGCGGCTTCAATGATGCCTACCTCGTAATCCCAGTGATCAGGGTCTTCGCCCATGTCACCTTCGGTACCAACGCCCCAGGCTTCGATGAACTTCACGTAGCCGTGGTCGAGGACATCGATCTTCATGGTTTATCTCCCCAGTCTTCGTTGTCCCACCACGGATACTCTTCATCGATGTCATGCGAGCCGCGATAGATGAACAGTGCGGCGAAGCACGGTAGGACGACGAAGATGCCGAGGATCCAGAAGAGTGTTTCCATGGTCAGGTCCAGAGAATGTGAGTGGTCTTGCCGCCCGTTCCTTCGGTGTCTTCCACCTTGAAGCCACGCTTCTCCAGGGTCTGGCGCACGGCCGGCGAGAGTTCACCAGTCACCTGCATGACACTGTTGCCCTGACGAGCGTTGAGAAGGATTCCCATGAGCATGGCGGTCAGGCTGTTGGCCTGGATGCCGTCCGGGGACGTGAGCATGGCTGCGTCCTTGGCGGTGAGGCTGATGGCTGCCGATGCGAAGGGCATGGCATGGAACAGCTCGAACACCTGCAGCGCCGTAGCCTGGTTGCGCTCGTGCAACATGTTCATGTCGGAAGCGATGGCATGGACATCTTCGTTGATGCCGAGCCACTTGCGGAGAAGGTTCTTCATGGGTGGTTATCCGGATTGATGATGACTTCGACGAACCCCGTCGCTGGGTTGTGAGTCTCAGGCAGAACCTGGACTCGGGTAACTGAAAAATCGAAATAGGGATAGGAGATCTCGTCCTGTGGACGTGGGCCGAAGCCGGAGAAAGCATACATCCGAAAGGCGTACGGAATCTTGTTGATCTTCGAATACCCCTGTTCCTGCAGCAGTTCAGCCATGAGCGTGGTGTCACCGAACAGGCGCACGTACCACTTCTCATCGACATTCACAATGCTGCGGGCAATCACTTCAGCGCCGCCTGGAGGATAGAGCGTGGCCAAAGCCAGCTTGTTCTGTGGATGAACGTAGCAGCGTACCAGATCGGAGCTGGTCATACAGCTCTTCACATGGTCATCTGCATACACGTTCACCCACTGCTCAGGCGTCGTGTAGAACTCGAGCCGGAACTTGCTGAGTGTCGTGATGGCCGCATCCAGTTCTTCCTTGGGCAGGAAGTTGTTGAACAGCGCGAAGAATTTGTCCACCGGTAGGCTGCGGTTGGCCTCTTCATACAGGAAGAAGCTGCGCAGGTCCGGCCAGTACTTGATGTTCTTGCGCTTATGTGGATCCATCACGGCCAGCGTCACGAGGCGGATGGGTTCAGGAATGGCACTCGGGCAGTTGCCAAGTGCATCGAGGTAGTACTGCGCCCAATCGGGACTGCCGTCTTCTCGCTTTCCTTCCCGTCGAACGAGACGGAGGATGGCTTCCTTGGATGGGATCTTGGAGTGCTTCTTCTTGAACCGCTTCATCCTTCGAACCTCTTATAGATCCGCTGCGCCAGTCTTAGAGCCTTGTCACGCAGATCATTAGGCAGTACGTCAGCGTAGTCGAACATGAAGTCCGCAAACTGCAGCGGACTCACGTTGAGATCCGGAATGTCGCTGGCAATGCGACTGCTGTCGAACAGCGGAATCGTCGACATGCCGTAGCGGTTGGTCTCGATTGGATCAGGCACAGGCACCGTGTGATCCAGCTGGCTCCAGTCGGCCATCAACAGCTGGTCACGGAGTTTCTCGATGTACGCCTTGTTGAGTGTTTCCTTCTTCGTGTGCTCGTTCAGGTAGCCCACGGAGACGTTGGTGCAGTTGTGTACGAGGTGGAAGAACTCGGCAGTGTCCGTGTACACCCCAGTCGGATCGAGCTTGTGCCCCATCTTCAGAATGGATGCCAAGCTTCGGCCGAACTCGTCACTGCACCCACGGCCAGCGCCTTGGTGCGTAATAATGCTTTCGGTGCCACGCCGATCGAATGCGATGGCACAACGCACGCTCTCGAAGATGTCCGGGCGATGCTTAGCGCAGTAGCTCGAGCCAATGCCGCCACGCTCTTCTCCACGGAAGAAGGCGTAGATTCCCGGAACACCGTAGTCGATCATGTGCAGCATCAGCCAATTGCCGGCTGCGTCGTCAGCACCCAAGGGCTGAGCATCCGTCTTGCCGTACAGCCCATTGCTGAACGTGATCTCCTGATAAATGTCAGCGTGGTTCATGTGCACTGTGTCGATATGACTAGTGAACATGATTTCGCTCTTGCCGACATAGACCAAGAAGGCCATCACTTCATTGGCAGTCGAGGCGATGAGCGTCGGGTTCAACGGCAGAATGTGATCATGGATGTACTGACGCTCACCCACGGAATTGTGGGCACGTCGATACATCAACAACTCATCCAGCCGTGGGACGGCACGCTTGAGGGCTCTAGTCATCACCATCTCCATCTCCGTCCGAGCAGTGATTGCACTCTGGCTCTTCGGAGTAGCTGAGCATGAAGTAGCCACCAATCGTGGCTTCCTTGCCATCGATCAAGGTGACATCGTTGCCGGTGGAACCATCAAAGTAGGGACCGACTTCCACCTCATTGTCGCAGTAGCGACAGGTGGCATAGCCGATGTAGATGAGTTCATCCCGGAGGGTGTCGTTGTCTTGCCGGTAACCGGCCTTGTGAAGAGCCGCGACGAAGTAGCCAGCATCCTTTCCGTAGACACGAAGATAGGTCTTCCTTTTCTTGTTGACGATCGTGCGGTGCGTAATCTCATAGCCCGTGTCGACATACGCCAGGGCGAGGTTGTTCTTGGGGTGGGCATACTGACGAACGTAGCTACTGCCTTGCATGCAGCTGTGCGGGCCGTTGTCGTACACCTCGTACCAGCCGTCAGGATTGTCATTCTCGACGAAGTGAAGTGTGGGCAGAAGCTTGCCCATCACTTCCGCTGACCACGCAGCCTGGATGTGATCAGGGGCGCAGTTGAGTTGTCGCGCCAGGAACATTTCAGGAGATGTTCGAGTGAGACGGTTGTCCATCAGTGCCTTGACGTTGGCGTAGTACGCCACTTTGCCAGGGACGTTGGCACTCATGTGCACCAGTGAAGCGGTCCATACCGGCTTCAGTTCATCGCTCCAGGGGAAACGATGGATGAGTGCCTTGGCTCGTGCCTTGTAGCACTCAACTTGCTCCAGGCTGGCAAACGCACGTTCCACCTGAAAATTAGGATAGAACGCTGCAGGTGTCTGGCAAAACATGCAGTGGCTCCGAAAGAAATGGGGCTCCTACCAGGATTCGAACCTGGGTTTCCCTGCTGAGAGCAGGATGTCCTTGATGCCCGCTGGGGTGATCGCAGCGGGACATCGGGCCTCTAGACGATAGGAGCGCGTTGATCAGATGCTGTCGAGGTGAGCCACGAGAGCTGTGAGCGTGGCTTCTGCCTGCTCGATCTCGGCAATCAGCGACTTCGGCTGGTGCTTGATCTTGCGGAGCTTCTCGATGCGCTGCTCTTCGACTTCGATGGCAGCGTACACCTCGTCCTTCGGGAGCTTGGTGACATCGGTGCCATTGAGCAGGTGAACGGTGTTGAACTTGAGGGACATGGACTTCTCCTTGAACGGGTAGGGAACAACTGGAACCTTGATGGGAATCTTGAGCCCACCAGCCGTGTACTCAGGGGGAGGGCTCATCTGGTCGGTCGTGTAGCGCCAGAGGAAGTACGCTCGCAGGTAAGCCTGCTGATCCATCGACAAGTCTGCCGCTGGGCGATAGAAGTACTTCATCGCGTTGTAGAAGTGGGTGTCGTCCGAACGACGAACCTGCGGAATCTTGGCGAGGTTGGGTGTGTTGCACCACCTGTACCATCGCTTGTCATTCTCCAACGACAGCTGCACGTCCTCGAGCAAGTGATCGGGACTTGCGTACATGATTTTCTCCTGAAGATTCACGGACATTAGGAAGAAGCCAACTTGTCCTCTGCCGTCTTGGCATCGTGACAGTCGGTGCAGAGCACCTGAAGGCCGCTGACTGGAACCAGCAGCCTGCTCCAGGCTTCTTCAATGGAGAGTCCGTCGATGTTGCCCCAAGGCACGATGTGGTCAACGCTGACCTGCTTGCCTGAGAAGTACTCCGTGCAGCGGGCACATTGATACTCGAACCGCTGACGCGGGTTAGTACCAATGTACGGACGCTTGGATCTCTGCAGGCATTGGGCTCTCGGGGGCCACTTCACCCAAGCTCTTCGCATTGCGGAGCGTATGAAGGAGCGATAGCGTGAGGTCGTCCATGCTGGATGAGATGGACACGGATCCACATTCGCTTTCTTGCGCCTGGGGGCGGATTTCTTCTTGGCCATCCGAAGAGCTTAACGGAGGGCTGCTGGGCATGTCCACTCCCATCTGACTGGAGTAGTACGCCTCGAGATCGGTGTCTGAAAAGTCCGCAAGAGCGATCTTCACCTTCTCCAGGAAGATTGGATGAAGCCAGCTGTGTACGCTTTCATAACTGTTCTCGAGGATGAGTTGCTGAACCTGGTTCACCTGATCTGATGCCAGCTCAACGAACATGTCGTGTCGGTTCATGTGCCAGTGCTCCCGAATCCACCGGCTCCCCTGTCTGTCTCGGGCAGCTCGGTCACTTCACTGATGGCGAAGTCCGGCAGAGCGAACACAGTGGCCTGGGCGATACGACATCCCGGCTGCATGGCTGCATTGATCTCATCCGAAAAACGGATGTAGCCGGCGTTGAACTTCAGGATGATTTCACCCCGGTAGTCGCTGTCGATCACGCCGACACTGTTGCGCAGGGACAGGCCAAGCTTGGTGCTCAAACCTGAACGGGGAAACACGAACATGCCGTAACCCGTTGGCAGGGCAACTGCTAAGCCTGTGCGTACCGTCCAGCCGGCGTAGTCCTTGACGGCAGTATCGATGTGGAGATCCCAGCAGGCAGCTTCGATGCTGCTCTTCACGGGCAAGAGTGCCGTCGAGGTTAGACGTTTTACGGCCAGTGTCAACATGGTAAAGTACCCTTGGTGTTTGGGTTAACGAGATGGGAAGTGGACATGAAGGGCAAAGAACTGCTTCGGTTCCATGAAGGCGAAAGACTCACGGCCTACCGTGACAGTCTTGGCTTCTGGACCATCGGAGTTGGTCACTTGCTCCCACGTCCGAAGAGCCCGGAATGGGCAGGCTACCGGATTACGAAGGCGGAATCCGATCGCTTGTTCGACGAAGATCTGAATCATCATGCAGCCCTGGTAGCGAGATATGCTCCCTGGGCCATGGCATTCGATGAGGTGAGGCGTTACGTCATCATTGACATGACCTTCAACCTCGGCATCGAACCGTTCGACGGGGATGGCGTCAAAGATTGGCCAATTCTTGTCGCACAGTTGAGGGCCAGAAACTGGGCAGCCGCTGCTTCAAACATGCGCTCAACCCTGTGGGCTCGACAAGTAAAGGGCCGTGCTGTTCGACTGGCACGGATGATCGAGACAGGGCAGTGGCCTCGGGAACCCGGCGTTCCCGTTATCACGTGAGGGCATCATGAATCAGTGGTGGCATGACAACGTCCTGGTGATTATCCAGGATATTTTGCTGATAGGTGCGTTTATGACCGCCATTGGACTTGGCATTCGACGGGTCTACAACATGGCTCGTGGGGTCGAGAAGATCCTTGAGTTCAATGTTGCAGAAAAGAGGGCTCGAGAGCAGGTTGCTCACGATCTCATGACGCACATCAACGGGGAGGAAGCCAAGGACATCCTTCGTGACAAGCAGATCCAGGAGCTGGTCATGACTGTCCGTGAGATGAGTCGTGAGCTGCGCCCAAACGGTGGCAGCTCAATGAAGGATGTCTTGAATCACACAGCTGAACGGGTAGGCGACATCCAAACTCGAGTGGCGGTCCTGGAAGAGTGGAAGCGCCATGAAGAGCGGAATGACTAGAACCGGATCCCCAGCGTGGCCATCGCAGTCCATCCTTCTTCGCTGGATGGCTGCATGGCTTGGATACCAACGCTGAAGGGACCAACCTTCCTGGCGACGTACGGTCCCACTCCTTCGTAGTTCTCGAGCGGTACTACCGCACCAACTTCCCACTTCGATTCCTTCGCCACGACGTAGGGCTCTAGGGGAATGTCGTAGCCGCCAATGATCTTGCCGCCTTCGGCCGTTGCCACAACACGCTTGCCGGTGCCAGTGTCGACCAGACCGAAGTCGATCTTCACCTCTTCACACTCGCAATCCGGTGGGCTCTCGGGCGTAGGCTCGGGCTTCACCGTGACACCACCAGCACGCTCGAGCTTGCCGCCAACCTTCTTGGCAGCCTGCTTGATGGTCTTCGGAATGGGCGGTGCCACATTCTCCGGCAGACGCTGTAGGACGATGACGTTCAGATCCTCGAGTACTTCCTCGGGAGCAGCGGTCTCGATGATCTCAGTGGGTTTGTAGAGCTTCCAGCCCAGAGCCAAGCCAATGACAATGCCGGTCACCAGACAGCTGAGACCGACAATGATGTGCGAACGGTAGGTGTTGATCATGACGTGTACTCGACGAGTTCGATATTGGTCTCACGGGCCAGTTCCCGCACAGTAGTAAATGCCTTGCCCCAACGCTCGTTCTGCTCAGGCGTGGCTGGCGGGAACACCACCTTACGGATGCCGGCCTGGATGATGTGCATAAAGCAACGATCACACGGCATGAACGGCACCGTGTACAGGGTGTACTTGTTGAGAGATTCCCTCGCTGAGAGTATGGCATTCATCTCAGCATGCACGACCAAAGAGTATTTGGTTGGACGGTCATGCAGACGCTCAGGTGTGTCAGCCACACCGCGAGGGAAACCGTTGTAGCCCACCGACACGATGGTACGGTCGGGACGAACGATCACCGCACCTACCTTGGTGCTGGGGTCTTTTGACTTGGAAGCTGTCACCCGAGCGATGCTCAGGAAGTATTCATCCCAATTCATATGCTTGATTCCGGTTGATCCGCACCATACAGTCCGAGACGTTCGGACTCCTGCTGCAACTCCCTCAGCGCGTCGAGCCGTTTGGCCTTGTCGTTTGCGCTGTCCGCCGTGTCAATCATGTCCATCAGCGTTTCCATGCCTTGATCCTCTGCGTAGGAGTAAATATCCCGCAGCAGCGCCTCGGCCTTGGCTAATCGCTGCTCACGAACGATGTCCTCGGATGCGCTGACAGCGGCTCGCACTATCGCGTCCAGTTCGTTGAACTGATCTTCGTCCAGCAAGTCTGCACAGCGTGCCATGACCTTTTGCAGCACCCTCTGCAATCGCTCAATCTCGTCGGCGGCTGCATACGCGGCATCGTCCAACAGATCGCCAGTGCGACCTCCACGCAAGGCTGAGATCAGGTCGTCGCCAGCCAACACTTCGTACTTAATTCCGCTCATGGCTTTGGCTCCACGACCCAGGTGCTCTTCTGGTAAGGCTCCGGAATCGCACAGATGGCTTCGATGTACGGACGGAGAGCTTCGTGATTGGCTGAGATCTTTACAGCACTGTTGGTCAGGATACCTTTCTCGACACAGTGAGCGATGTACTCAACCTGCACCGGGTTCCACTTGTGCTGGTAGGCAAACGGGTCATACCAGAAACGGATCAACACTTCGATCTGGACGAGACTCATCATGAAATCATCTCCTCACAGCTGTGGATGACGTTGCGAGCTGCATAAACATCTCGCACGTAAAGAATGTGCCCATTCCAACCCATCAAAGGCTGATCCGGGTGCTTGTGCAGCAACTCTTCGAGCGGGATGTTGGCGAGTGGCTTCAGCGCCTCCAATGCATTGGCAAGGGCGGTGACGACGCCTCTCACCTTGCCTACGTCAAGAGGCACAAAGCCATCTGCTGCATCAAGCATTCCGAATTGCTCCCGCCAGTTGTACTCCCCCGGAGATACGTCACCCACCTTGGGAGCAAGGGATGGGACACGTTTGCGGCGACTCATACGGCAATCTCCAGCCAGCCACGATTGGTACGTGGAGCGGTGACACGAACGATGTACGTGAACCACTGTGGGTACTTACCATCGTAGCGTCGGAAGTCGAGAACCACTCCGCCTGGAAACCAGACATCGAGCTGCATGCCGCGTTTCATCGCAGGGCCTGCAGTTCACGGAAAAAATCCATGTATCGCTTGCGCAAGGAGCGAGGCAACTCGTACTTGCGGTTTGGATCCATGTTGTGTTGCAGATCACAGAGCTTCACACGGATCGCATCTGGATTGGTTTTCACCTGCTCTTTGTAGTCGGCGTACGTCTGCGCTGGAAATCGCGTCAGCGTACGAATGCCTTCCACGATGCGAGGTGTGAAGTTCTCGATGAGTTCGGCCTGGGTGGTGTTGGTGTCCTCGAGCAGATCGTGGCCGAGGGCAATGCACTGCAGCTCTTCGTCAGTCGTGTAGAGCAAGTACATCACTGCCAGTGGATGGAGGATGTAAGGCTCGCCACTCTTGTCGAGCTGGCCGGCGTGCTTGTAGGTCGCCAGCATGAGCATCTTGCCCAGGAGTTGGCCTTTCATTCGGGATCTCTCCATCCTTCTGGAAGTGCGATTCGAGTCCAGAGTTTGTCAACCAAACCCTTTTCGATCCATCCTGCCAGCACTTCTTCAGCCTGTTTCTTCGTAGTGAAACTCATCCAGGTCTGAAGTTCGTTAGGCGGATCCGAGATGATCGTTGGGTGGGTGACTTTGTAGGGGCCATTACGCTTGATGGCCTGCTGCTGGTGCCAGGTGCTCATGATGTCAACCAATCCTCGCCCATCACGAATGATGGAGCTTGAGGGTCGCAGAAATTCACCCACTCCACCCAGTGATTCTGGAACGGACGCCCGATCTCTCGAGCGTAGTTGAGGCAGTTGCCGGTGCCACCCTTCGTACCGTTCCACAGCGCCACGATGAAGTCGCAGTTGTCGACCATGTCCATGTTGCGCTTCTGCATCGCTTCCTTGCTGAATCCACCCGGAGAGCAGATCACGGTGTGTTGCGCATGACGCAACAGAGCCCGGTAGAACAGCTGGGTGTGGACAGGCCACATGAGTTCATGGCCCTGGAACGGGATGTAGGCGTGGAAGGGAATGTCGAGGTTCTTGGCTGCCTCGGCAATGGCCAAGTCCCAACCAATTGCCATGCCACTGATCACCGTTGATGGCTGGTGATGGCGCAAGACGTTCTCTGCAAAGCGAAGCAGACGCACGTTCTGTTCCGCTGAGTAGGGCGTCTCACCCCACAAGGCTAGCTTGTTGGGACGATGGCCAGTGCCGGCGATGATCATACGATTGACTGCTTCTTGTTGAAGACGGTGAGTACCAGCTGAGGCTTGGCACCATCAGGCGCTTCGTGTTCAAGGCGCTTGAGGTCGATTGGCCTGCCATATTGCGCAGCCAGATGGGCAGCTCGAGCACGCGCTTGATGAAAGCGGTCTTTGAACCACTCCCCTTCCACGTAGTAGCCGGGGCGCTTCATGTCAGGCCACTCGACGGAGCGGAGTGGTGCTGCCCAGACGCTCGTACACCTGGATGCGGCTGCGCATGCTGGCGATACGCTCTCGAGCCGAGTCCCGGTAGTTGATGGCGTCGGTCTTGCTGAGCATCACATCCATGGTGACGCCGTCAGCAGTGCGGATGAAGTAGATCGGCTGGCCCTTGCGAATCGCGTTGGCGATGGCATTCAGGGTAGCCTCGTCGGTCGACGGCAGGCTCTCGTCACGACCCGACTTCAGGGGCTTGCACGAAATCGTGCGGCGGGTGGGACCATGGACTCGATTCTGACGCTTGAGACTGTTGTACATCTCGATCTCCGTTGGTTGCGGACAGGAAAGGATTCACCCACAATGGGAAAGGAAAACGCCCATCCGTTAAGGTAGCCCCATGCCTTCCGTAGACATCACCCATCAGCCGATTGTCGTCGAAGCAACCAACGACACATCGGTGGTGAGCTTTTCTGACACCCAGGTGGTAGTGGAAGTCCCCAACCCAGCGCCCGTGGTTGAGTTTGCCTCAGCCGCTACGCTCGTTCCAGGGGCTGGGCTTACCGGTGGTGGCTACCTGCTTGGAAACGTCGCTATCGGGCTCTCACCGGCTTCTGTGGCATCTCTTCTGAAGGCAGATACGGCCGTCCAGCCAGGAGCCAACCTGAGTGGCTTTGTGGACGACGTGGGTCTGGCCACGGATGCCGAGGTCGCTGCAGCCATTGCTGCGCTCAGTGCCATCTACCAGCCGGTGAACAGCAACCTCACTGAGGTGGCTGCTCTCTCGACGACGGTGTTCGGTCGCAGCTTCCTCACCCTGGCGAATGAAGCTGCTGCAAGGACGTTGATTGGCGTTTACTCGACTTCAGAGGTGTTGTCTCTTCTGGCACTGAAGGCCAACGTGAGCCACACCCACACGACGGCTGACATCACGGGAGGCATCTCCTGGAGCAACCTTACTGGAGTGCCGGCGACGTTCCCCCCTGGTGCTCACACTCACGTGATGGCAGACCTGACGGACTACGTAGCCGCAGGTACCTGGGGAAGCATCACTGGAACACTGTCAGCTCAGACAGATCTGCAGGCGGCATTGGACGGCAAAGCGGCTACCGGACACACGCACTCCTACCTGCCGTTGGCTGGTGGATTGATGACGGGATCGTTTGCACTGAACTTTCACACACTGTTCGGTATTGGCAACACGAATGACACGTTCACCTACGATGGTGACGTGATACCGCACTATGGCATTCGCTGGTACAGCGATACTGAGTTTGAATCTCAAGGTCCGACTGCTGCTTTTGCCAGCTATGGTGGCATTCGCTTCTTCACGTTGGGTACGTTGCGAGCATTTATTTCTCCTGGTGGAGATCTTGCAACCAATCGCATTTATCCGATTGCCAACAACACCTACACGTTGGGCTCGCCCAGTTACTACTGGTCAGCCGTGTACGGCATCAGCTTCGTTGAGAATGGCACAGCCCTCTCTGCGAAGTATGCAGCAATTGGGCACACACACACCGGTATTGCTTCCCTCACTTCACCGTTCCATTCGGGAAGTGACTTTCCTGATGGCACTTTGGTAGCCACAGACATTGATGCATCTGTGACTAATGGTGCTTCATTTGTCATTGAAATCACTGGCAAATCCTATAGTGACATCATTCCGCCAACAAAAGTGGTGGCTCAGGGTTATCTCTATAACGACACCATCATCAATGCATCTGCCTTGTCTTATGGCGGCACGTTTGCATCATCGATCAAGCTGATGAACGATGGTGGTGTGCTCAAAGTTTGGTGGCCCAACGTAGGCTACTGGCACTCTTATAACGTCCGTGTGTACAACGCCACGGGTGCCACTGATGGTAATGTCAGTCGCAATCGAGTTACCGGCATCACCAATGCTGCAGAGCCCACCGGTTCCAAGAAGATCACGGTGACCGTGCAACAGTCGTTGTACACCTGGGGTGGTCAGCTGCTTTCTGGTGTAGCGATTAAGGCCAACAGTCATCACATCACTCTCTATGAGGGTGATGGTCCTGATCCAAATGATCGTGTGCTCTTCGAAGTGAACGGTGGACAGTTCAACCTGTACACCCACGACAATTCACTCAATCAGTGGTGGCTTCCGTTCTCTGCCAACATTCAATCCGGACAGATTGAAATTGGTGGTAACTCTGCTGCGTCATTGATCATCAAGACTGGAAACTTGGTGACCCGCACCTCAGAGGTGACGGGCTATCAGGCATACCAGTACAGCGGTGGCACACTGTCTCACTACATGGCTTTCAATTCCGGTGACTATGGCTTCTTGAATGAAGCTGGTAACTGGAGTTTGCGTCTCGATCGTTCGAAGAACGTCTATCTCTCTCGACTCGTCATTGATGCTCCGAGCAACACAGGCATTCCTGCCCTGGGAGCCTCGAGTGCGAGCAACTCATTCCTGATTCGTTTCTCAGGTGATCCACTCTACGGCATGTTGATGGGTGTGATCGGCAGTGGAGATGGCTGGATCCAGGTGCAACGCATTGATGCGCAAGCCACGGCTTACGATCTCTTGCTGCAGCCCAATGGTGGTCTGGTGAAGATCGGTGGCAATGTTGCTTTTCATGCAGGAAACGTGGGAACAGCTGCCAACATCTTCTGGAACAACATGGGTGGCACTCACGGTGACACAATCGATTTCAATGATGTTGCCATTGGATTTGGTCCCAAATTCCTTCAGTCCACAACGAATGGTCCGGGTACCGGTGCTTCGCAGTGGTACACGATGAACATGGGTTTGGGCATCAACTATCCCAACTACTCAGGCGTATCGGCATACCGGATACAGCTGGCATGGCCTCGTACTGGCATGGAATCTGCAGACAAGCGTGCTGCATTTCGTACGATGGAAGCTGGAAGCTGGACAGCATGGAACTATCATGCAATGTCCAACTACGACAGCCAGTTCAGCGTGGCGCAGACGTTCAACTCGAACATCAACATCGGCGGGAGTTTCTACCGCACGTCCGGCGCGGAGTTCTCATTCTTCGGTCAGGGGAGTGACACGGTCTACATGACCCTCCGGGGTGGCGCAACGCCCGTCATGCGGGGCTACATCTACGGTGACGGTGACGGGTTCGGCCTGCTCGGCAACACGGGCGCATGGTCTATCCGCATTGCCCACGGCACGGGCGGCGGCATCATGCTCTACAACACCACGTTCTTCGGTGGAGCTTCCAACAAGGCTGCGAACAACGACGGCTTCTATGTCAACTGGTCGAACAGTCGCTATATCACAGATGCCAACGTCAACTACGGCAGTGCAGACGTGCATGGTTCAAAGGGTGGATGGGCTGGATTCCGGTTTGCTTCAGCAGCCGGTTCTCCCCACCTGATGTTCACGACATCTGGACAGACTGGCGGTATCTACAATGAAAGCGGTCTCGGCTGGATTCTCTACTTCACTGGCGCACATTGGCAGGGCTATGGCGGCCAGGCTCTTGCTCAGATGAGCACATCAGCTTCGTGCATCATTCGTCGTGGTACCGCTGCGCCTTCTGGTGGGGTCGACGGCGATCTCTACCTCCAGTATACGTAACGGAGCAGCCATGCCTCTGGGTCACAATGTCAGCACTGTGTGGAAAGACTGCACCATCTGGCACAACGTCAGCGGTACCTGGAAGAAATGTGCTCTTTGGCACAATGTCAATGGTGTCTGGAAACAGATCACTGCTCTACTGTCTTCACTGTTGCCCAGCACGATCAGCTGTGGGGATTTTGCCATTAGTCCTACGGATGCGATTGCTCGATTGACACTCTCGAGTGCAGGAACCTGGAGCACGGTAGGTGGTGGTGGTAGTGGAACATGGCGTGGCAGCGGTGCATCGTCAGAGTATGACGTTCGTTGGACAACCACTGCAGGAGCCTTATCTTCAGGAACCACAGGCACTTGGCTGAATCTGGCTACGAGCCGCAGCTGGGATTGCGTGGTCACCATCAATGGCTATGGTTCTGCTTCTTGCACTGGTACTCTTGAAGTTCGAATGGCGGCTTCGCCATACACTGTTCTGTCAACAACCACTGTCTCGCTAAGTGCGGACGTAGAGGTGTAGTCATGTCACGTCAGGATTTTGCTCGTCAGTACCTCTTCAGCCTCGTCCTCAAATGGGAGGAACTCGAGGCCGAACGGCAAGAGCTTCTTGCTGCAGCAACACGCATCACTGCGATTCAGGCTCAGAAAGCTGAGTTGCTGTCGGATGCCCAGGATGCCCTGGCCAAGTACAACCAGGTGTTTGGCACCAGCTACACGCTGCCGCAGGTGCGAGCCTGGTACAACGCCCAGATGAAGATGATCGTTCCCACTCCGCCGACTGCCCTGTTGCCGGATGTGGTGGGCTCCCTGGAAGCCGCAGCTGTCGCAGCGGTACAGGCAGCTGGCTTCGTCACATCCGTGGTTCCGGTCCCTCATGAGACCGTACCAGTGGGTGAGGTGATCAGCCAGACGCCTTCGGGTGGAA